CGAATTAACAAGATTCTATAATTCGGATGGTACTCTCGGTACCGCTTATGATTTAACGATTCATCAAATAGATTTTATTGAATACGTACTTAATCGTGTTTTACAAGATTTTACGGAGTCTAAACAATGAACCTATCAGATCAAGTAACACCCCTTGACCTATCAAAACGCCTGCGTGAATTAGGCGTTAAACAAAACAGTTATTTTAAATTGTATATAAGTGATAAATCAGGATATGCATTTACAGTTAGCCCTAATAGCGTAATAGACTCACAAGACAAATATTCAAGTATTTATTCAGCATTCACCGCGTCCGAGCTATTGGAATTATTGCCCGCATCAATACCCACGGGGGCGTATTCAAAGGGATTAGAAATATTAAAAACCAATAATTTTAAGGTAGGTTACATCGACCATACGTGGGGCTTTGGGGATATTCAATTTTCAGACGAAAATTTATGCAAGGCCTTGGCAAAAATGCTCATCCACTTAATTACCAGCAAACTTATAGAGGTCTAAACAATAAAAAAAAGCGCCCTATTCTCTATGGTTGGCCTCGGGGATAGGGCGTGACAATATAAGGAATGCTATCACCTTAAGTTTACTTTACGACCTTGGCTATTTTCAATCCTTTTCGTCTTGCTATTTCTTCTGCGTCTTTTTCTCTCATCTGCACAATGTAAGACTCGGCGCCACTTAGTATTTCAGTGGTTACGGGTAAAGTTATCCAAAACCCAAAAAACCAAGATTTACACTGTATTCCGTAACTTTCATTCTCGAATTGTATTATTCGATATTTCTTCATGCTCTAAATACTCTTTTATGTACTCAGTGATAATAGCGGTCATTGTAGTATTATTCCGTACCGCCGCCATTTTGAATGCCCGATGAAGATCGGCGTCTATGAGGATATTGAGGTTAAACATGAAGCGGACGATCTCCTATTATGTATTTATAGTCGCCCGGCTTCCCTCCGTTGGCTAATGATTATATCATTATATCATTATTCATATCGGAGTAAAGTCTGGCGCTAGTTCCGGGACGATATCCTTCGGTATACCTTTCGGCACCTCCTCGTGCCAATCGTACGCCGATGGATCCTCAAGTCATTCAGGATCTACGCGGCCAATATCTTTATGTGCTAACGACGCGACGATGCTTCCGAGGTCATTTACCGATTTTTGTACTTCGTTTAACGCGCTAAATTGTTGGTATTCAACCCCGCTTAACGCGGTTAGAATCGCACCTAAGATCGCCATAATAATATTTTTTGGTTTCATTTTTTATCCCCCGGGGGTGATTGTTTTGTAAGATGTAAGTTAATCCCGAAACCCACAGCCATTGCAGTCGCCCCACTGGCAAACTCAACTGCGGACCATCCGTGGCCGAGAAATGTATTGTAGAAAGCCAACATATAATAGATGGTAAATGACATGGCACAAATGATCCGGCCGTTGTCATAACTTTCGTTATCCGGTGAAGTCAAGCTATCTTTGATAATTTTGAATAAAATCACAGCATCGCCCTCCGTACCCACCCTTCAAAGTTTACTTTCTGTGTTGAATCTATGTTAACACGATCTATGTAAAATTTCACCAATTCAACCCGTAGCGCATCGCCTAGGGCCGAAGGTGACACTTGATTGATCATTCGGACGGTAGCCGTACCGATTATGCCGTCGATAATAAGGGAACCGCCCGCTCTATTGATTGATTTTTGTACGATTCTACCGGATGTTTGCGGGGAACAATTAACTGTGATTAAAAGTAGTTGGGTTGCTATTTGTGGGTCTCGTACCTTATCGAGATGATAAGTTAACCAAAAATCACGGTAATAAACGTCTTTTGCTTGATCGATTGTTAAACTCGGTATATCAAGCTGTGGGTAAGACCTTTTACTTATGCCGTACTTGGTCTCACCCCCATAATCATTTTTATGATTCGAGTATCCTTTTTCTATGTCCATCAATACCCTAAAAGAATCATCGAATGACATTAGAATTTTATTATCCATTTAACAATAGCCGCCGGTTGGACGTTGGGGTGACCCAATCCGCCGCCCTCTGCGGTTACGGAAACCGCTCGGGCTACAGGTGTATTGAGCGTGTTGTTGAACGCCGCGCCCCCTCCTCCCGCGTAAAGCCCCTGCCCTATGTCAACGTGTGTACCAGCGTGGTTATGTGAGGGTATCTGTGGGAGGGTTAGCACCACCGATTCTTGGCCTCCGTAGCTACCAACCGTATTACTTATGCCGCCTGGGGGCGTGGTAGCCGTACCGCCAAAACCCATCGGTATTCGGCGCGTCATGTTAGGTAAGCTGAAAGTAATTGACCCGTCCCCTGCTCCCCAAAGTACGCCGATAGCGGTAAATAGAACGCTAAAGGTAGCTCGGTTAACCAAAGAACCATCACACAGTAACCATCCGGCGGGTACGGTATTCCCCGCGTAAGCTATCATGGTCCCAGCGGGAACCGTTCCGCCGCTAATTACGCGCCAAGACGGATCGGTGGGAAGTGTTGTATTTCCGGCCACTTGGTTCTCGTAAATTTGCACGCCGCCACCTGGGTTATAGCGAACTCGTGCGTAGATTGGGTAAGGGTAAGGGACGCCAAGATTATCCGCCGTTGTGATAAAATCAGGCACGCCATTTTGTTGGTACTGTTGTATAGCCCCTGTGGTATCAAACATTAATTCATTGAACTGCGCTCGTGGAATTGGTAGGGCGGAAGGATCCGATGGAAAGGGCAATTGATAATCGATGCCGAAGCCTTCTTCATAACTTACCGATCCAGTCCCGGGGTTTAAATCTGGAATAGCCAATAGAGTTCCTGCGACACCAAAAGCCTTTACAAAATACTTAGCCATACTCGCTCCTACGGGATTATTATTTGTCCACTTGGGTTAAAATAAGTAATAGCCACCCCCGCCGGTTTGGGGAGGAGTAGGTTACTATTTATCACACGTATCAAACCAGTAGACGGAAAGAAATTAAAAAAATATTTAATTGTCATGTTTAAATTGTCGATCAACCAGCACCCGCCAAGATCGCTAAATACGAAATCTAGAAATGGGTTAACGTCGCCGAGAGACCCACGGGTCACGCATTGATAGTATTTTAATTTCAAACATATGCGTTGTTCTTCTTGGGTTAACAACGGCGCGATATTGCCCGGTGGGAAGTTGCCGTTTTGAAAATTCTTATATCCGTTTAATAAAATCGTGCTATTAAACCCAAAATAGTTGCCCGGGACTACTGGCGTCAAAGGCACATACAGCGGCAAATCTAAAATAATCGACCAGACGGTTAGACCGAAAAGGTTTGCCGTCTGTAGGTTAAAAATATCATAAAACCACGCATTCCAAAAACTCGTATAATATACCGACATCCATACGTTTTTATTAGTAACAAGAGATTTTAAATTATTTGAGTTTTCGTATTGCCACAAAATACTCGTGAACAAATTAACATCAAAATCAAATGTTTCAATGGTTTGTGTCATACCGGTATCACCGCGATACTTGATGGTGTAATAGTAGCTTTTTGGAAGGCACCGATCGGAATAGTCACGCTAGTAAAAGGGCCGCCCGGCAAGAGTGATAACGCTACGTTTTCAATAAATATCGTGTTATCAAAGTACAATACTGCGCCCGCTAGCTCAAACGGCGATGCATCTGCACCGACTACCCAACCGGGCTCGCCCGGTATTAACCCATCGGCGTAATTTAATATTGCGTTTTTTATTGTTGTGGTGGGGTCGCTTTGGCCTGCTCGATAGCTAACTTGTACAAAAATAGGTATGAGTTGCGGCCTATCAAATTTTATAGCATAGACCTGACCGCTGTACGGATCCGTTCTATTGATGCTTACGGGGGTGGCACCTGGTGCGCCGTTATTATACGCACATCCACCTGATTTTTTATTAAGTAAAACGTCCGCGACGTCGGCATCCGTACCACCATCAACGCACGTATATATCGAGTTAGCGACTAAAGATACACCTTGAATTACGGCGGGGGCGCTGGTTACGTTTTCGATAAAAGTTGCGCTCTGAACATTGGGGGTTGCGTATAAACCCGAAAGTATAGCTTGAGGTAATGCTTGACCTAATACCGCTAATGTGTTACGGCGATAAGATCGCATCTGGTCGTCGGTCTGTGTGTCCGTACCTAATACCGCCGCCGCGAGGTTGGTGACTGTTTCCCACCCAATAACCACGCTTACTTTCTGCGTCAAAGTCGATGGGTTGCAAGCAATCGGACCCGGATTAACCGCTTGGAACTGAGCGGTTATACTACCGCCAATTGGGATTACCGTAGTAGAAACTAGCTGGAATAGCTCACCGAAAACGGTTTCTTTAGCTAAAGATCCCGAGGGTATTATGGCCCCTATCGCGCCGGTAAGTGTAGCTGTTACTGTGCTATAAGTAGCCACGGTGCGCTGGATACCCATTAGTGCGGCGATCGCATCTAAGAAAATGCCACCGGCCACGTTAGGGTTAATCTGATTTGCTAAAGTTGCATTATTAACCGCCACTGCGTCGCGCTCGGATGTTTCCGCGCTTATCAATAGACCTTGCGGGGTATTGGGCGTCGTGATTAGATCCGATCCGAAAAGTGATTTAAATTCCGAAATCACCTGATTTTGAATTTCTTCTGTATCAGGTATGATGACACCTTCCGGTTCTACATAATTGTATACGTCAGCCATTGATCGACCCCGTTCCGTAAATTGTGCGAATGATTGCAGTATAATTCAGCTTATTATCGCTTATACCGACTATAAAAGATACTATCTCGACAACCCCGTCAACACGTAAAAGCGCCGCTCTAACTGCAGCTTGGTACTGTTGCACGTTTGGGACACCCACCCAGATTAGCTCGAAATTGGGTATTCCTTGGTCGGCTTGGTATATCATTTCCCCGAGCAAGGTGGTCACCGCGTGTTCGCAAGCTTGAAGCGTGCCCTGCAGATTGAAAACGATAACAAGGTTTCCGTCTGCGCCCAGATAGATATCATTTTGGTCATTTACCGAAAAAGTTTGTGCTGTCATTAATCACCTCTTAGGGGGGTGGCGGCGCAGGAACGCCGTCGACAAAGGCTACCGAGGCACCGCTACTACCTTGCGCGTAGAGAGGTGCTGCGAAATAAGCCGAATATATAGTCGTTGCAAGTCCAGTCACGGCAAGACCCGCTGTGGTCCTAGTCAATCCTTGAACCACTAGCTCGCCGGTAACTGTGGTTAACGGAGAATCGATCATCACTGTTGGAGCGGTAATATTAACCGCCGTGGGCGTTATCGATATTCTCACCGTACCGTCTAAATTTTGCAAAACGGCATTACCGTTTTCTCCGGTTACATCATAACCTGTGAGGACGCTAGGTATAAAAACGCCATCAGAGAAACTTTTAACACGAAGGGTATTGGGTGGTACCTCAGAATAATTTTGTAGAAACAGACTTATGTCTCGATCGTTTGCACAAACAAACCCTAAATCCCCAATCTCAAGAGGAAAATTAAGGATGTACCCGCCGCCGCCGAAATTTATGACAGGGATATTTGCGAGTTGCGCCCTGCTTACTTGGGCGCCGGAGGTGGTGATCATCGCAATCATTAGCTCGACCTGTACTCTGTTAGCTGTCCTGTCGTACGCCAGGACGCGAGCGGGTAACATACCATCGACACCTCGCATCAACTGCTGAAAAGCAAAACGCATAGTCCCCGCCAGACTGTCATTGTCCGCCGGATTAATGTTCGGATTATTTCCGCTGCTTGTCATGCTCTTTGCCTCGATGCTTCCGCTATAAAATAAAACGGAGTGTCCCTATTCGATATATCAAAACCTAGTTTAAAAATAACATAATCGCCGTTCACGGCGGGGTATACATCGCTCGATAATCTTAGGCCACTTCCTAGCCTAGAGACATTATCCAGCAAGTATTTTACCTTAACGCCCTGCTCTGTAATTTCCGGTATACCCACCAGCCCCGTCGCGGAATTTAATATCTTAAGAGACCCAGGTACTGAGGTGTTAATATCTTTTACAATTAAAATATTGTTGTCAATAAAAGCATTTATATTACCTAAAGTTCCTAACGTCCCTACTTGATCCAAAGCAGACCCAGAGAAAGAATAGTTAGTCACATTTTTATTAGTCGCCGAAAAATTTAAAACAGTATCGGTATCTTGTGCAATAGCTGCGGATATTTCCGCTAAACTAGCCGCACCCGGTCTGGTACGTGATAAAACTTTACCTTTGACGAAATTACCCGTCAAACACTTAAGTGTTAGCGTAACGTCCGGTGGCTGTGAAACTACCGAGCTGATCACGTTGCCGGAATATATTAGCGTTTGGCCGTACGATTCTCGACCCGCAAATAAGCGTACAATCTTAGGCGTTCTATTTGGGTTAAAAGGCGAGGTCTCGGTCAAGATATAATCTTGGGTAACTTTCTCTAAGTTAGTTAGTGTGATGACCGCTTCATTCTGTAGGGCGTTAGCATAACGAGTTCCTACGGCTTTAATATAAATTTGATCGTAGGTTTTTTGTATCCCATTAACTTCAATGGATACAGAGACTAACCTAGGATCTAAAGCGTTCGTCATGCACCATCCCTAAGCTCGTTAATCTCAGATTGAGAAAAATAATATAAAAATTGGGTAACCCCAAACTCAGAATAGAATGGGTATGCTCCATTTTCCGACGTTATAACAAAATTACCGTTTTCCAGGTATCGGTACGGAATTATAGGAAGATCAGGAACCAACCGAAACCCCAATAGTATCGGGGTATTGTTTCGTATAATGTCGATAGCCATAATATTATTCGCAAGATAGATCGCCATATCATATTGATTTTGGTCAAGTACGATAGAAAAAGTTTGATTGACTACCGGCGATATAGGGACGATAAGCATGTTTAGCCCTTCCCTCTAGCTTGTTGGATATATGACGTAGGCGGTGGGACTGGGGGTCTCGGTTGTTGATTACCCCTATCTACCGTACTGGCTTGATTTGTATTTTTATTCACGAATTGATTTGTCGTTGTCGCAAATTGTGCTTCTTGTAATTTTATAGCCACGGTGATCGCGTCAAACATGTCCGGGTTTTCTTCGTGCGGCATTGCGGCGATAAGCTGATTATAGTATACGCCCGACTTAGTTTGCACAATTAACAACGTGGCGTTTAAATAATATTGTCGTATTTGGTTGTATGTATCTTGATATGTTGCATACTGCAGTACAACCGATAACTCAATTTCGATTGGAAGTATAACCCTGTGATCAACGATAGTCGCGCCGTTTTCGAGCGGATGCTCCATGACTTTCGCTTCTTCTTTGACAACCGCTTTTATCGCTCGCGCATCAGGAAACACCTGATTAAAATCTTGATCGAAAACCGCGACTAGATCGTAAGCTTTAGTCGGCAGTAAAACATCTAATGGGTTAATAGGCATTATATTAGCACTCCATTAGATACGTCATTTTGAGTCTGTCTAAATTGTTTCTGCAGCGCATCGTTTAAACCATACGCTATTTCGCGTGGGTTAGTCGCCTGCGTGCTAATAGTAATCTCATTAATACTAATATTATTTTCTCGCGTATTTCTTTGAGTAGTATTTAAAATGCTACTAGAAGTTTGAGAGGCTATGGGGCTATTAGACGCTGTTAATAAATCTTTTTGTCCGGTTAATAGCGCCAGGAATACGTCTTTACCCGGCCCGGTAAATCCTATTTTCTTATTAAAAGGCTCTAGTACTTTGCTATCAATGAATGCCATCGACTTAGTAACTAAATCCAATAGATCGGAAATTTGTTGTAGGAATTTTTTAAATTCTTTAAATTCGTCTTTTATTTTACCCAAAGCGTCTACGGCCACTTTCTTTAGAATTGGGAATTTTTCGATCAATTCGCCGGTAAGTGAATTACCGCCGCGCATAAAAATTTGTAGGTCATCCCACACCAAACCTACCGCCGCGCCAAAAGCTATTACTCCGGCGGTAGCCGCGATAACTCCCGCGTTCATAATTACAAAGGGCGCTGCAAGTAAAACAGCGGCACCCGCAAGTACTAATAAAGCCCCTTTGATAAAGCCCGAATGCTTACGTAGAGATATGCTTACGTCTTGGATCCCATGAAGTATTTTGCTAATTGTGGGCAAAACTGCAAGAGCCACTTGGTAAAATAAGGATCTAAAACCGTGACCCGTATCCTCTAATTCGTTTTTAAATTTGCCAAAAAGTTCCGCATCGCGTTTAGTGACCACGCCTAATTCTTTTTGCCGAGCAATAAGTGCGTCAATTTCCCGGCGCCCTTGCTGCAGCAATAAAATCGTAGGAACATCAAGCCCTATTTTTTTACCATAATCTAAAGCTTGCGCTCGGTTTAATCTTTGGAATTGGTCGGCTAATTTCGGTAAAACTTCAAGTGCAATTTTGGGGGTGGTGTGTAAATGGTCAGCTAAACTTTGTAGAGAAGCTTCAAACCCTTTTAGAGTTCCGCCGGTTTTTGATACCGCGCCGCCCCACACTTGTAAAGCTTCGGCGTTAACCCCCAAAGCTTGAGAGGCAGCGTCTAACTCAAAAGCGTATTTAAAGGAAGCGCCGACACCTCGGATTAGTGCGTACAGGGAAAACCATCGGCGACCTACGCGGCCCAAGGAACTCTCCACGCCGGTTAGAGACGTATTGAGGCGCTTTAAGCTTTTTTCGGCTTCTGCAGAATCACTTTTAAATAGTATGTAAAAAGTGTCTAATACGGCCACACTAATTCCCCTGTTTATTTTGGTTAGCCGCATGTCGAGCGGCTAAGTACTCATTATATCGCGTAACAGCTATCACTTCCCAGAGTAAAAAAGCTTCCTCAAGTGTGTACTCATATTTTAGTTGGAGGTAGGTGGCTTTTCCTTCTCCGATAATTGCGCCATTGAATCCATCAATATTTTTGAAATCCACTGTGGGATTCTCTGGGCTAAATCTGCTAATAAAGTCGAGACTAGCCCTTTCTGAAAAAAACTACAATTGTATT